TCAGAGGTGGAGAACAACATTTATGCACGATAAACTTTATAATTACCTCTCCAAGATTAATGATAGAGAAGGTTATTTGTTTGAGTGGAGATCTTTATTAGATAAACAAAAAACAGATCAGAGTATAAAGTTTCGTTGGGAAAAAATGCTGTCTAATGCAGGTGTAAGTTTAAATAAAAAGCGTCATGCTTGTAGGCACACTCACGCATCTATACTTGGTGACAATGGAGCAAGTGTTGAAAGGATCATGAAGGCTGTAGGTTGGACAAGTGAAAAGACAGCTTTAAATTATATTAACTCCTCGTCAGATGATATTGAGGATATGATAAGTGGATTACCACAATAATCTAACACTTTCTCAACACTTCCTTATTTTCTGGGAGAAATCAGGGGTTGCAACTCAACTAATCCTTCTGTATATTCTTAGAAAGAAAGGAAGAAAACAAGAAAAACTAGGAAACTGTGTAGGGAATATGAAAGTTTATGAAAGGCTAAGAACTTACATACTCAACATATTCCCAACACTATTAGAAGGAAAGTTATGATAGAACAATTAACATTTATAGAAGAATTAGAAAAAGTAAAAAAACATAAACATTGTCCTCAAATGATTAATGCTATTGATGATTTAATAGTTAAATACAAATTAATTGTAGAAGAAAATGAAGAAGCATATCAACCAAGAGAAATAGAAAAGATAGATAGTCCTCTTATATTTCCTGTAAGTGTTGAATCTTCTTAATTATTCCTTTGGGAATTACCTGAGATCTACCAAATAAATCATCTTCATTTTTGCCATCTTTATCAGCAGAAATAATAACAAAATCATCATTTTCTAATATGAGAAGGTCCTCTTTGCTTTGCCAAGTGCTATCAGATACTTCATTAGTATCAAGCCAGACAACCTGGACCATAGGAGGATTATTCATTTTTTCTTAGCTGTTTTCTTTGCTCTTTTTAAAGCCTTATCACTAACTGTGCCTTTACCTTTTTTAGACGTACCAGACTTTTTTTTCTTATTCAAATAGTAGTACAATCCCTTTTTAACTATTCTACCATCTTTAGTCCGGTGATAACCTTTAGGTACTTTTTTATCAGCCATTACTTCTTCTTATTTTTCTTTTTAGTTTTTTTCTTTTTGTCTTTTTTCTTAGCTCTTTTTTTCATGCCTCTCATGACGCAATCTCCTATATTGTTTTCGTTTATTGACAGTTGCATCATAATAATCTTTTGGCCAATTATTATAATATCCTGTTTTTGTTAGCTGAGAACTTGCTCTCTCTAACTCATCAAATGGTTGTATTAAAACCATCAGAAACTCGTTATCACTTTCCCAATGTGTATCTTGTAAAAAATCTATTTCTTCTTCCCCATCTTCAGGGTGAAATGGCATCAAGTAAATATCTTGTGGTACATAAACAAAGTTTAAGGCGTGTATGTAATTGTGTAATTCATCAGCATCTATAGTAAGATCATCACAAGCTACTATGCTTATTTGTTTGTCAGTATCTTTAAAGGTGTTAGCTTGATTGATAACTTCTTCTAATAAAGTATTGCTGTCATTGTGTTCAATAATAGATACTTTGTTATCTATCCTAGATTTTTTTGCGTAAGGACAAACAGGTAAATTATTAATGTGCTTGTTGGGTTGTTCTAAGAAATCTTTTGACCAGGAGAGTATATCTTCTGTTATACTTCTCACTAACAGTTCCACATTCTGCGACTCCAATAGTTAGCAGATAGTTTATTGTTCTTACCTTTTATTCCACCAGATCTTGCACAGTATGATTTTTTTCTAGCAGGATTATTTTTTTTAATAGTCATGTTTGGATCGCCAAAATTAATCTTTTTAACTTTATCGCCATCTTTAACAAAGACTTTGAACTTCTTAACATCACCCTTCATAGGTTTATTTAGTTTAACAGTTCTACCTTTATACTTAGCCATCTTGTATTACTGCCTCCTTAACTGTTTCTACTGTTGTTTTTGATTTGATACTTTCTTGTCGTAACATCATTTTTGTTTCGTAAGCCTTTTCTAATCTGTCTAATAAAAAAGCATTTTGTTTTTTTAATTCTTTGTTTTCTTTTTCTAGCTTACTCATTCTTTTCCTTTTTAAATTTACGCCCTACAAAAAATACTATGAGGTTTTGTATTGTATTAATAGTAACCATGAGAACTAACCATACTTCCCATAACTCCACTATTTCGTAAGACCTTTGGTCTTATCATACGACCTTAAAGCCCCCATACCCAAAAGTGCCATGACAAGAGGCATAAGTGTACCCATGTCTAGTTGAGGTAATGGTGCTGTTTCAATATTAAAAGTTGCTATAAAAAACATCAAAAATTGTTTTGCAACAAATTCCCAAAATATAGCTAAGGCACATGACATACCAATTAAAGGCCTCCAGGAACGCTGTAACATACCAGAAATACCACCTGCTTTGCTTTGTGCATCTGCTAAATTAATATCTGATTGTGCTTTGTTTATCTGTGCTTCAATTTCTTTTAATTTTATTTTAGCATTATCTTTTTCTTCTTGTGAAGTATGTAAGGAATCAATTATTCCTCCTACATTTTTTACAATGTCACCACCTAATAATTTAGCTAACATAATACATCTCCTACTTGTTCGTAGTAGATAACTAAGTTACAAAATTCTATGACAACTAAAGCTGTTAATAGTGTTGTAATTATAATTTTCATAAAAATTTTACCTTTCAATTTTTGGCAGAAAATCCTGTGGATAAAAAAAATCACCCCAAGCAAACTGCCATGTTGCGAGGAACAAATTTGTAGTCAAAAAAAACTAAATTCATCTTTTTTGGAAATATTGTCGCATACTTTTCTGCGATTAAAAAAAATATTTTGCAGATTTTGATTCCAAAAAATTTTGGTCAAAAGATTTTTTTCGTAAAACATGATAAAATGGTTTTGTATTAAAAATGACTTCATAAGTCATGATTAGATACTGCTCTTTAAAAAGTGAATATGACTCTTAAATGAAAGCGAGTAGCTTATGAATAAAAAATCTTATCCTTTAAGCTCTACACAAAATAGTGTTTTGTTTAAAAAAAGAAAAGGTAAAATTCAAAAGAAGAAATGTTATCAATGTAATCATCAATCTGTCATTAGATATAAAGATAGTTTTGGTGATTGGTCTAGTGAGTGCCTTAATAAATGTGGCCCTCAAATGTTAAGTAATCTTCTTAACTTTGGAGGTAGATAACATGAAAAAATTTAAATATGAACCATCAGTTACATTCAAAGTTCAATTTGATAAATTTGTTTTTAATGAAGAACAAAATGACTGGGATTATAAACAAACATATTATGATACACTTGATTTTTATGAAGTGTTTTTTGAAAAAGAACAACTTGGAAAAAATATTAAAAGTCTAATTAAAAGACATATCATCAAATTTGAAGATGATGTTGATAAAGATAAATTAGATTGGAATGATTTTGACGAGTTGTTATAAAATCAGATAAGCTGATTAATTAACCTAGAGTCATATTCCTTTTAAAGATCTCTCATTAATAAACTTAGCCAAGAAGCTCTACGAGGAGTTTGGTTTGCCCATTTACTGTCCATCATGCTATCACTAGCCAGGACATAGTTTTGATCTTCAAGGTTTGCTTTTAAGTTTTTAAATTGATGTAGGCTACTTCCCATTTGGTAAGCCATTTCAATTATGATGGTAAAAGCCTCAAACTTTATTTTATCTTTATCAATAAAATGGGTGGCTTGATTTAAAGCCTGTTCAAAATCTTTTTCAAATAAAAGATCCCAACCTTCTTTGGTTGTTGGTACTTCTTCGTTTTTACTTAACTTATGGCCATAACCACCAGTTAAAAAATCTTCTTTTACTTTCTTACCATCTTTTGTTTTATAAGACAGTTGATAAGGTTCTAATTTAAAACCTTCATGTTGTTTAATTCTATCTTTTAATTCTTCGTACATTGTATTAACTTCTCCAAATACCATTTAGCTTTTTTAAGATCTTCAATTCCATTTTTCTCTTTATAGCGAGTAACATATTTTATAATGTTACCTTCTAAAAAGTTCATGTCATATTCAATGATGTAATCAGTAACTTCTATTTTTTTCCGGTAGTAAGGAGGATTAATTTTATCCATTACACCTCACCTGTCCAGGTAGAATCTTTCATAGGCATACTGTGAATTTGAGGCTGTGAGTTAATGATGCTACCTACTGATATGATTGGTCTTTTAATAAAGTTTTTTCCATACTTAAAGGCTTCGTGTTTGGGATCAATAGAACAACCTACGCACATAGCAAAGTTTAAAGCTGTTGGACTAGACCAATACTCTACACTTGATTTTGTATGTTGGTGGCCCACACATAAAGATAGGCCAAGTTCTTTTGCACTAGATAAAGCATTAGATTTAAAATGATGTGTAAAAAATACTTTGTTTTTATTTGGAAGATCTACGATAATTTTATCGTGCCAAGTCCATTTCCATTTAGGATCTATTTCTAGTATTTGATTTATTTCTTTGAGAAAAGAATTTGGTATAGCTGACTTCTCTGCTATTTTTTGTATGCGAATATCATGATTACCCCACATAATAGGCATAGGACAATTAAATATTTTTCTAAGTTGCTTTATATGTTTTTTAGCATCTTCTATTTCGTATTTAATATTTGGTAACTCTGCACTATGTAAGTGTTGAGAGATACTATGAAAATCTACAAGATCTCCAATGTGTATCACTAATGTAGGTTTTAACTTATCTTTAAGTTTTTTTATCCATTTAAAATATTCTTTCTTAACATAGGGAAAATGTGTATCAGAAAGAACCAGGATAGACTTTGTATTCATATCCAAATCCTTTTGTTTAAGATTGGCCTCCGAGTAGTTTAACAAATACCCAAATAGCTGATAGTATTCCCCCAATAAATAAACTTGTCTTTAATGCTCCTAAGCCCATGTTAGAAGTTTGACTTAAATCTCTTATTTGTTTTTGCATGATGTTAATATCTTCTCTTATATATTTGACATCAGTTTTTAATTCTGCAATTTCTTTTTGCCACTCAGACATTTGTATTACCTATGTTTGAGCCACATTGAAATATTACAGTTAATCTTCTTTCTTTTAAATCTGCATCAAGATAATTAGCTAAATTGTTTTTTGCTAAATTACATTCTATATTATCGTTAAAGTTTAAAGGTACTTCACTTTTAAAACATAGTGTTTGATCTAACTCTCCTACATTAAGCATACAAATCATAGCAAAGATTTTAAACATAGTACATTTCGTGTGTCATAAAAAAACAATATCCAAACATTAGTATTTATCCTCTATAATTTTATAAATTTTTAAGTTACCTTCTGCATCTGGTCTTAACTCTGCTTTAACTTGACCACATTCATAACGAATTACATTTGATCTATTATCTGCCAAATTTCTTTCAGCCTGTCTTTTAGCTTTTAAGCACTCTGATAATCCATCTGTCATCATGTGACCATCTAACGAGCCATTAACAAACATACAAAGACTAAAAACTGTTTCAATGACTCCCATTATTCCTCACTTTATCTTTTAATGTTTCAACATCTGTTTGCATTTTTTCAACTTGGTTTTTTAAAAAGTCTATGTTGATATTATTGCTTTCAATGAATTGAATTTCTTTTTCCATTGTTTCA